AACCTGTTGCGCCCGTAGTGGTAATTGCTAACGATGTTGCGGGAAAAGAGGTAGTTGTGCAAGAACCGCCACCACCGAGAGCAACCCCTTCAATTGTGGTTAATCCCGTTTGAGCGACGGCTAAAGTATCTGCGCCTGTTGAACCATTAGCGAAAGTCAAAAAGACAATTCTGCGGTTTCCTTCTAAAGTCATTTCCATCTGCGTTGTTCCTGTTAATGCTGCCATGTTTAATCATCTCCTTTGTTTTTTTCCTCATTGAAGGTTGGTGATTTTACCTTGTCCCTTGAAGAAAGAACAACCAACTTCACCAATAGTTCTGTATAAGGCTCTGTTTCCGAGACTCCCAACGCCAAATGGATTTCCGTTTGCAATACCATCCTCAAAATATTGGGTTGGCTTCATAACGGATAACCACAAATGGTCGGTATCAAGGAATAATAGGTCAGAAAGTGGAGAAGTTACTCCCGCATTAGCCGTTTGCGTCATATCCTTGACGGGAATCAAGGGAATATCGTAATAAGTGGCGACTCGGAAACCGACTTCTTGACCCTTTGTTCCACGAACACCATTAACGGTGGGAACAATTTCTTTTCTGTCCATAAATCTCTCTTGACTTTGCAAAAGGTCAGCCAATGCTTGAATTGTGTCATATCCCGTAAGAATGACCTTTGGCGAACCACCAGCAAGACGAAGGTTGCGAATCATGTCATTTAAACGAGTTAGCGTAAAAGAACGCACATCGCTTGCACCATAAGCCGAACCAAAATCTACTTCTGCATCAAGGAAAGATGCGGCAGTAAAACGCTCAGTCCCATAAATTTGACCTAATGCGTTAGAAGCAGAAGCGGTATCGGTAGCAATAGCCCCACCGTCAATAGCCAATAATTCTGCTCTAGAAGTAACGACCTTCAATAAAGAAGTGTAATTGTTTCCAATGTTAGGCATAGCCGCACTTTCACCGTAAAACTCCAAAGGCATAACAAGCATTTTATTCTGAACTTCAGCGTGATGCTTACCCATGTCTTCTCTCATTTGCGCTCTAATATCACCGATACCATCGTCAATTTGAGCCATCTCCATAGCCAATTCGCTGAAATCAAACTGATGAGCAACAACTTTTGGACTCATGTTCAATTGAGCATAGGTTGGAGCAATTGGGCCTAAACCGTCTAAAGCGGTAGAAAGACCTGCATTTTCAGGAACACCACCAATTAAATCGGCTCTTGGATTATCCGACCCTAATTCTGCTAAAGTGGTATCGCCCGAAGAATCCACAGTAAAGAGGTTTCCAGAGCCACCAGCAGGACGGGACTTCAAAACACGCCAACCGCTTGAAGAATATGGACGCTTTGAAATCATTGAAAGAGCATTGACTTCACGGTTAAGCATAGACCAAACCTTTTGTCCATAAACAATGTTATAAAGGGCAGAAACATCAGAAATGCCGCTTCCCGAAAAAGAAGGAGAACCGTCATGTCCTGTATGAATACCGCCAACTGCCCCTGCTTGCTTCAAAAGAGCGTTTCCAGCAGGGAGGTTGTTAATTCCGTAAGTTTGTGCTTCTAAATCTGCAATAGTGTTAATATATCCTACCATCTTAAATCACCTCAAAGGTTTCCTCCGACCATTTTATGAATATCGCTCCAATCCATTGTAGCGATTTCATCAACCGTGGGAACATTAATTGCACTATTTTCCTGTGCTTTGCGAATTTCTGCCTTTTCCGAAGTTAAGGCCTTTCTTAATTCGCTAAACTCATTCTTAAGAGAAGCAATTTCCGAAGCCGCATCATAGTTTTGCTTTGCAATAACATTTTCTCGGCTGTTCACTTCTTGAGCAAATCTATGCTCAAAAGACTTCTTGAGGTTATCGTAAGCCAAAGCCTCTAATTGCTCTTGGCGGAAAGCCTCATAAGCCTTCTCAATGTTTCCAACGCTCAAATCAAGCGTTTGCAATTCATTGTTTTGAAATGCCTTAACAACAGGCATATCGGAAGAAGTGGGGCGACCATTGTTAATAACGATTCTATCAGCAGGTTCACCGATTTGGTTTCCTGCACCGTCAAGGGTTCGGAGATAGGCTTTGTTTTCGGCCATAGACCTTTCATAGTCCCCTTCTTCCATTTCGTCCCCGTTATCGGCCCTTTCAGTTTCAGGCATTTCGGGCATTTCGGTGTCCATGTATTCGCCCGATTCAATGTCTTCTTCTTCTTCTTTTCTTAACGAATTGACTTCCTTCAAAAGTTCATCCAATTCGCCTAATGCTTTTTCCAGTTTTTCTTGTGTCATAACATCACCTGTTTTTTCTTGTTTTAGTATGTCAAATCTCGCTTCGGGGTTAATTCCTTTTTCGCAGATGGTAATTTCATGCAACTCTAATTTGCTAATTTCGTTGTATTCTCCCATCCTTTCGTGGCTTTTCTTCACTTTTCTCAATGCTTGTCCACCAATGCTAAAACTTCTTAACGAACCTTTGCGAATGCCTCTTCCTACTTCTTTTGCTTTTTCTATGTCGTCCCTTAATTTAATCACAACAAAGAATCCGACATCATCTACTTCTGATTTCCATAATCTTCCGTTTTTATCTCGGTATGAATCTACTACTTCTCCCACTTGAACATTTGAATGATTTGTCATTACATTTCTGAATCTTGGTTCTTCCATGAATTTTTTAACTGCGTCTTGTAAAGCATCTAATGTGATTAAATCATTTTGTTTATCCACGATTTCAATGCTCGCATATCCTCCAATCATAAGGTCGTCGCCGCTTTTTAGAATGTTGAAATCATCATTCCTTTGCGCCACGATGCCCCCGTTCATGTGTTTCAACTCCCTCTTTTCTCTTCAAGTATATAATGGACTCGCATTATTTGGTCGGAAGGGGCAATTCATTATACCCGTCCTCATAAATATTCCACAAACCCTTGTCTTTGTCTTTATCTGCGGGACTTTGTTTATATCCAGTCCAAGCAATCCACATTTTACCATCATTAGCAGGAACAACCCTAAAATGAATTTTAGTTTCAAATTTATTACCTTCTAAGAAATATTCGTGGTAGCCTGACCTTTGAACACCTAACTTTATTTTTCCTTCATCAATCACTTTTTTCTTGTTAATATCCTTTGCGACCATAGCAGGATATTTTGTAGCCTTTCCGAATAAATTAAAAATGTCTTCATCTTCTTCTAAGTCAATGAACCAGTTAAGGGTTTCTTTCTTTAGTTTAATGACTAGATTTAAATTTTCATCATCTCTTAAATAAATTTTAAATTCTCCCTCTTGATATTCTTCCGGAGTTTCATATTTTTTGATTTCCGCCATAATTTTATTCGGGTCATGCACAAACTTATTATTTCTAAAGAGAACACCGTGGTCTTTTCCTCTATCTTCCAACCAATCTTTAAGTCTTGCCGATTTAGATTCTAACAAATCTTCATAGAGGTCTTTTGTGAATTTATTTCCAATTAAATACTTATGTAATTCTTGTGGAGTTTTGTCTCCTGTTTTCTTTAGATAATTAAAAATTGCTACAATAATTTTACTTTGCTTGGTTTTCATAATTTCTTCGGCCTGTGTTTTCCACATATCCAAATCAGCCAAAGCATTCTTTGACATTAAATTATGTTCTTCAAACCCATAAATAGTAAAACCGTTCATGTCCCCTTTAATAATAACTGAGGCTTCACCGTGAATATGGTCTGTAATTTTAATTCCCTTTGTTAATGCCTCAACAGAATAATTTAATGATTTCTTAGTATCTTTAGATAACATTTCTAAAGTTACGATTTTTTCAGGAGCATCCACTTCAGGGACTTCAATTACTTTTGCTGAAAAAACAGTATATTTTCCATTAGATTCCTTAACTTCATCTACCTTTACACGAACAATATCTCCAATGCTAACAGAGATTTTAGTGTTAAGTGCTTTTCCTACATTCATATATTTTTTACCATTTAATTCTTGACCTTCCTCTTCATCATCAATTGGGCCAGCACCTAATGTATAGGAATATAATTTACTTTTTGTTTTCTTTTTATCCAAAACAATAAAATCTAAATCAACAAACTTT